TGGAAAGGTAAACGTCCTCAGAACGATACCCGCAAGAAAGGATCAGAGGTAGAAAAATGAAAATAAGAAAAGCACAATTAAAGAGAATAATCAAAGAAGAACTGTCAAAAGTTTTGAATGAACAAGAGGTTCCATTGCGTAACCCACTCAATGACCCTGCTAAAGAAAAACGGGCCCTCATAAAAGTACTTGGGGATGCCCAAGCCACTAGTCCCGACAAAGCGTATCCAATTAAGTATGTAAAAAAACAAATGGAAAGAGACGGAAGGCTGCCCAATGAAGTTGATATAGACCAGTACGTTAGTCGCCATGAGCCTATAAAGCTTGGTAGTGAGGAAGAAGGCTGGGTTGAAATTACCGTAGCGGGAACGCCCACTGGCGACACGGGGTTATGGATGAACCGAATTCGGACCGGCACCCCTACCAGAGACCCTGAATCCGCTGCGTATGGAGTCGCAGAATGAAACTAACCAAGACCAGACTTAGGCAGATGATTAATGAACAACTCCAAGAGGGGTTGTGGAGTGATATAATGCAAGGCGCCGAACCACCACAAGCGCCTTCTCCCGAAAACGTAGAGAGAGTAAAAGAATGGGCCCAACGCAGCCAACCTTTTTCGCTTGACTCTTTTGTTAGTGTTGATGTTAGGGGTTTTGATGATGTGGCCGGCGCCGAGAAGGAACAGATTATGGCGATACTGGAAGAGGAGGGATTTATTCGTCCTTGCACGACTTGCCGAGAGCCAGAAAAATATTGGGAAGTCGGCCCTGCTGCGGCCATGCAGGAAATGATAAGACAAATTACGAAGGAAGTATTGGCAGAAGGGCCACCACTACCGGTGGAACATCCGGACCTGGGGGATGTAGCCCGAGTCGCCGGTATTGAGCAGAGCGCCAGAGGCGGCTCCTTTTCACGTCCACCCAAGCTAACTGACGAGCAGGAAGAGAGGTTAAGCGATTTAGGCTACAGGCTGGGAAGCGGCGGCGGTCTTCATTGGGAAGATATTGGTAACCTCACAGCTTTCTATGAGACACAGAACAAAGCGCTCCCGAAAAAAATAGATCCTGACGAGATTATTGCCTTCCTTATGAACTACCCGGCGTTTCGAGATTCCTATGAGCAAGCTGGGTTTGATGAGCGAGATATTGAAGATCGACCCTAGTTATGTTGTATGAGTTTTCAACTAACCAAAAAGCAACAAGTAAAAGAAATATTAAAGTGCGGTAAAGATCCCTCGTACTTTTTAAAGACCTACGCCCGTATATCGCATCCGTTACACGGGCTTATTTTATTTGATACATATGACTTTCAAGATGAGTTGCTGACAAACTTTAATGACTATCGTTTTAATGTTATTCTAAAAGCGCGCCAGTTAGGCATATCAACTATCACCGCTGGCTATGTTGTCTGGATGATGTTATTTCATCGTGACAAGTCTATTCTTGTAATGGCAACAAAGTTTGCGACAGCAGGGAACCTTGTCAAGAAAGTTAAGAGCATTATGAAGCAGCTTCCGCAGTGGCTCAAGATTTCAACAATCGATATCGACAATCGCACATCTTTTGAACTTTCAAACGGTTCTTCTATTAAGGCCGCCTCAACGTCAGGCGATGCTGGTCGATCCGAATCTTTGTCTCTACTTGTACTCGATGAGGCTGCACATATTGAGAACTTAGAAGAACTTTGGACAGGCTTGTATCCTACTCTATCCACCGGCGGCCGCTGCATTGCATTGTCAACACCCAATGGTGTGGGAAATTGGTTTCACAAGACGTGTACCGACGCAGAAGGCGGCACCAATAACTTTAATCTCACTACGTTGCCATGGGATGTCCACCCGGAGAGAGACGAAGAGTGGTATCAAAAAGAAACTAAAAATATGTCCAAGCGCCAAATTGCGCAAGAGCTTCAGTGTAATTTCAACACCTCGGGTGAAACAGTGATTGATCCAGAATGTATGGAGTGGCTGCTTACTACCGTCAAAGAACCGAAGCATCGGACGGGTTTTGATCGCAACTTCTGGATTTGGGAAGAATATGATCCTACATGCAATTACCTTCAAGTAGCCGATGTAGCTAGAGGTGATGGGGCAGACTTTTCAACCTTTCATCTTATTAAGCTAGAAACTTTAGAAATTGTCGGAGAGTACCAGGGAAAGGTAACGCCAGACTTATACGCCAACATGCTTAATCAAGTGGGCAGAGAATATGGCAATGCGATGATGGTGGTAGAAAATAACAGTATTGGCTACACAGTTTTAGATAAACTGACAGAATATGGATATCCCAATATTTATTATTCTATTAAGTCCACTCACGAGTATATTGACCAACATCAAGGAGAAGTGCTCACCAATGCGATAGCAGGCTTTACGACTTCGATGAAAACTCGCCCACTTATAGTTGCGAAATTAGAAGAGTTTATCAGAAATAAACTAATTAAGATATATTCTACGCGTATCGTTAATGAGATGAAAACTTTTATTTGGAGGAATGGAAAGCCACAAGCAATGAAAGGTTATAATGATGATTTAATAATGGCGCTCGCCATCGGGTGTTGGGTTCGCGACACTGCGATTCAAACAAATGCTCGAGATCTAAACTATCAAAAAGCTTTTGTGGATTCTATTATTACAACCAATACAACTTTTAATACACGCGTTAAAGGACAGCATGGCTACAAAGATGATAGCATTCTTGATAAAATGACGGAAGCAAAAAATATGTATACCGAATTCATGTGGATTTTAAAATGAGATAAATTATGCCCCCTGTTACAAAGAACCCCAACAATCCCGACACTAGTTTATTTAAGGCGCTAACACGCCTTTTCTCTGGGCCCATTATTAACTACCGATCACAGTCGGGGCGCCGAATAAGAAGGCAGCATTTAGATAAGTTTTCGTCCCGATTTAAAACTGCCTCGGGTCAGCAGTTTAAGAAGACTCTTTATAATCCTCTAGATGTTCTCGCTAACAATGCGATAAGCAATCAGCGTCGCTCAGAGCGTTACATTGATTTTGATCAGATGGAATATATGCCCGAGCTAGCTTCGACATTGGATATCTATTCAGATGAGATGACAACCTATTCTGAGCTTCGGCCAATGTTGAACATTAAATGCCCCAATGAAGAAATAAAAGCGGTACTTGCGGTCCTATTCGACAACATTTTGAACCTTCAATATAATCTTTTTGGGTGGAGTCGCACAATGTGTAAATATGGTGACTTCTTTTTGTATTTGGATATCGATGATAAGTACGGTGTGAAATCGGTTATCGCTCTGCCTCCCCAAGAAGTAGAAAGATTAGAAGGCCAAGACAGCACTAACCCCAACTATATTCAATATCAATGGAATTCTGCCGGTATGACATTTGAAAATTGGCAAGTAGCCCATTTCAGAATATTGGGTAATGATAAGTACATGCCATATGGCACCTCTATACTTGAGGCTAGCCGTCGCATATGGCGGCAGCTAACCCTTATGGAAGATGCTATGATGGCGTATCGTGTCATCCGATCCTCAGAACGTCGAGTGTTTAAGATTGACGTTGGAGGCATTCCCCCACAAGATGTGGAGCAATATATGCAGAAGGTTGTAACACAGTTGAAACGACACTCAGTGGTTAACCCGGAGTCAGGCCGCATTGACTTGCGTTATAATCCCATGAGTATTGAAGAAGATTATTTCATTCCTGTGCGCGCCGGCTCTGCAACAGACATTGTTTCACTTGCTGGTGCTGAAAATATCTCCGCAATTGATGATATCAAGTATCTGCGCGACAAGATGTTTTCTGCCCTTAAAATCCCTCAATCTTATTTAACAATGGGAGAAGGCGCCGAGGAAGACAAAACAACTCTCGCTCAAAAAGATATTCGCTTCGCGCGAACCATTCAGAGGCTTCAACGAGTTATCATCACAGAACTTACGAAGATTTCTATTATTCACCTTTATACTTTAGGTTTCCGCGGCGACGATTTACTTGGATTCACCCTTTCTTTGAACAATCCCTCCAGGATTGCAGAGCTTCAAGAGCTTGAACATTGGAAGACGAAGTTTGATACGGCCGCTGCTGCCACAGAGGGATATTTCTCACGTCGCTGGGTGGCTGAGCACGTTTTTAGTTTGTCTCACGAGGAATTCCTTCGTTGCCAGCGCGAAATGTATTATGACCGTAAGCATGATGCCGCTCTTCAAGGGGTGGCTGAAGCCGCTGCAGCCG